ACACGAGTGCGGGATGCATGGGCGGCCATTGGTCCGTCCATTGGATCAGGCCGTGATCGAGCTGACGAGCTGGCCGAAGCTATCGCTGAGGTCACCGCAGAAATCGAGCGCCTCAATGCCACGGCCGGCGAGATCATTCCGGCCCCGTTTGCGCAGCCGATCGGGCCTGAGCTACCAACCGCGGAACCGGCTGTGGGCGCTCCGACTGCGGTCGCAGGTGAGCAGGTCGTGCCAGGCAGCGACGACGATACCGAACAAAAGAAGCAAAATCTGACAGAGCTGGGACAACTGCTTGACCAAGCAGGTCTCAAAAGCGAAGCCATCGCCGATACGCTGGAACAATCGTTTAGTAATGCATTCGCAGGCTTTATTACCGGTGCGCAATCCGCAGAAGAAGCAGCCGCAAGTTTTTTCCAAGGCGTTCTGCGTGGTCTGGCAGAGCTTGCAGCGCAACAGCTCGCAACGCAAATCGTGGGAGAGCTTATTGGGGGCGGTGGTGACGGAGCCGCCGCTGCGGCTGACGGTGGCGTCGTGGCGGCGTTTGAGCATGGCGGGATGAGCCGATCTGCGTCCAGCTCAAGCGCGACGACGGTGCGAGCTTTTGCAGACGGTGGCCCGTTCCTCGGTGCGGCGCAGTCATCGTCGGCTACACGGTCGCGCATGTTTGGCCTGTTCGCTGAGGCCGGGCTCTCCGAAGCAATTGTGCCCCTCGGTGACGGTGATGCCGTTCCCCTACGACTTGACGCTGGGGGTCGTCCTGTCGTGGCGCTGCCTGGCGGTCGCAAGATTGCCGCGAACGTGCGCGGGGACGGTATCACCGACGCCGAGGCCATGACCCAGCTGGAGGGAATGTTGGCCGGCGGTGGCAGCAATCCCGTGAGTGGCGGCATTCGCGGCGGGATCGTGCGGCGGCCGCTGCTGACTCAAATGCCGGCGGACGGCAGCAACACCGCTGCGATTCCGCTGCCCAACGCGCTAGGCGTCCCGGTCACAGTACACGGCGACGGCAGCGTTACGGTCGATCTTCCCAAGGGTCGCGAGCTGCCGACGACGGCTGGACCGCGTGCCGCCCGCGTCAGAGCGCCCAGAGTGCCCGTTATGGCGTTTGCGGACGGCGGTTACCTGCCGGGCGGCAGCATTGGCGTCAGCTCGTCAGGTGGCGCTGTAGCGGGCTCCGTGGGCAGCACGCCAAGCGCGGCTGTCTACAACGTCACGATTCAGGCGATGGACGGGCCATCCGTCGAGCGCGTCCTGAGTTCGCCCGCCGGCAAAAGGTCGATCGAGGCTGCGTTCCGCAACGCGACCGTCACCAGGAGGGATTTCCGCCGGTGAACGAAGTCACGCTGACCTCGTTTCAGTCGCTGCTGGACGCCAATGGCGACGGAATCGTGCGCTCGATCCCGGTGCAGCTCAATGGTGCTCGAGCCAGCTTCACGCCTAATGCGATGCCGTCGACGAGCGGCGTGGCCGGCGTGGAGTGTGAGTTCGCCAACGAGCAGATCCTGACCTCGAGCGCGGTGCCGTGGTTCACGTCGATTGAAGACATCACGACGTACCCCAGCTACATCGCCAACCTGAGCGAGATGGGGGCAGGGCTGTATGGCGGCTCATACCTCGAGGGTGCGCCGGTTACCTACGGGACTGGGCACTACTGGGAAGAGGGCGTGATTCACGCCTATGCGGGCGAGGGCCGGCACTACCTCGGCTGCGATGGCGGCAGCGGTGCCAATCGGGGTGTCAGCTATATCGAGTTCGCGGCCGGCGCCAGCACCGGGACGTTCGTACACGAGTACGGCGACCCGCCTGGCAGCGCGACGGAGTACACAGTTACCTTCAACAGCGTGCCGATCGCGCCTACCTACGCGCCGCCCTCGTTTCCCAATCCGCTCTACTACCGATTCGTGCGCAACGCCAAGCAGGTGTTCTACGATGGGAGTTCACAGACCCTTGTGTTCTTTCATCTGCACGTCGAGCAAAACGGGCAGACCTACAACCAGCAGTTCGATTACCTCGCACCGACCGGTCTGAGCACTGGCGGCACTGGCCCGTTCCAGCTTGGATACCCGACGACAGACACCTCGGTCGCCAAGCCGGGCACCCGGTTCCTGTGGTGGCGGGCGCAAGGCAGCGACACGCAACCGCCCGATCAGGACTTTGGGTTTTCGAGCTGGTGGACTGCGCCCGAGGTCTATAGCACCACGGCGCAGTCGTTCGCGTCTCACGGCGGCACTGTCGCGGGCTGGTTCGATAGCGGCAACACGGGCGCATATTGGAAAACGCTGACGCTGCCCAACATCCTGACTCGTGGTGGTACGACGGTCGGGACGGGCTCCAGTGTCGGCCTGCGCTTTGTCGCGACTAACTCGTTGCCAGTCGGCTCGAGCACCGCGCTGATGTCAGGCGGACCCCAGACCGTATACGCCGGGGTTAGCCCGCAGTACGACCTGGGCAACGCGCAGGGTCGGTACTTGGCAATCGAGCTGACGTTCACGCCGGGGACAGCTTGGCCAATGAACGTAGCCAACGCTTACCTGCAAGGACAGCCGGGCGTGCTGCCCGAAGCTGTGGCGATCTGGGAAACGGTCGCGAGCCCGCCTGCCCCGCCCGGGCCGCCGCTGGTCGAGCTGACGTTCGCCAGCGAGGGCACGGCTGTCGCCAGTCTTCCGTACACGCCGGAATTCGCGATTGAAGACAGCGTGACGTGGCGCAAGAACGTATTCGAGGCCGAGGCACCATACACGCGCCGGCGACTGATCGGGACAGCCACGCGGGACCGCTGGCGCCTGCGCTGGACCCTCACTGCGGCAGAGTACGACGTCATGCACCAGTTCTTTGAGGACAGACGCGGCGGGGCACAGTCGATCGCGTGGCTGGCGCCTAACGAAAAGATCATCCGCACGGTCAGCCTGCTCGACGACTCAATCACCTACACCAAGCTGGCGCCAAACGCCTACCGCCTCGAGGCAACGGTGGAGGAGGTGCTGCCGTGAATCGACGCGAGGAGCTCCAGCGCATGCGCGAGCAGATCAGCCGCGCATTGGCTGAGATTGCCGAAGCTGGCGAGCGCCTGGACGATCTGTTGGACAATGCCGGGCAAGTGCTGCCTGACTATGACACGGATTACGAGGTCGACTGATGGTTCACGAGATCAGCGCCAGCGGCCGCGAAGAAAAAAACAAACCGGAAAACCAGCAGCCGTGGGTGGTCCTGTTTGAAGTGCAAGTCGGAGACGCTGAGTGGGTTTTCCTCGTCAATAACGAGGAAGATGTGACCTTTAACGGCCGCACCTACAAGCGATTCCCGATCAGCATCAGCGAGCTGGAGGAGAACGCACGCGGCGATCTGCCCGTGCTGGACGTGTCGGTCAGCAACGCGACCCGCGAGGTTCAGAGCTTTCTGGAGCGGCGGAACGGGCTTCTGGATCGTTCCGTGAAGCTCTATATCGTGAGCACAGCACTGCTGTCAGACGCCAGCGCCGCAGTGTCGCAGCAATTCACGATCACGAGCTCATTTGCTGACGCCGAGCGCGTCACGTTTCGCCTGTCGCAGCTTCCGCTTGTTGAGGTCAAAATGCCGCACCAGATCTACAGTCGATCGCGGTGCCGATGGGAGTTCAAGTCGCCCGAGTGCGGCTGGAGCTTGCCGTCGTTGCCTGCCGGCGTCGGCGACAGCGCGGCCTGCACCAAACTGCGCACCGGAATCGGTGGCTGCGAATGGCACGGGCAGCAGTACACCGACGCTGGCCAGACCAGTCTGTGGCCGGCTCGATTTGGTGGCTTCCCCACAATCCCGCGCCGGAGGCAGTGACGTGCAGCGTGACACGATGCTGGATTACAGCGACTTGATCGGCCTCCCGTACGGGTGGCGCGAATCAGGGCACGCTTACGATTGTTTCACCCTCGTGGCCGAAGTTTTCGCCAGGCTGGGGTGGAAATATCAGATTCCGGTGCAGATCCGCGAGCAGTTCCCTGACCGCAATATTGAGACGGCAAAACTCGATCACGCGGTCTGGACACCCGTTCAGAGCTGTCAAAGCATTGGTGACGTAGCGTTAGTCCGTGGGCCGATACGCAGTAGCCAATCTGAACATAACGGGGTCGCCAGGCACTGCGCCATCATGGTTACGCCGACGTTGATGTTGCAATCGACACTGCGGCACGGCGTACACGCAATCCGATGGTCGAGGCTGCGGCATTTTGCCGTCGCCTGCGTTCGCTACAGCGGGGTGTACGAATGATCCGCGTGCATCGCGTAACCGCGTGGCCGCACTGCCGCGTGACAGAGACTGAGCTGCGGCTGTACCGGGATGACGCTACTGTCGCTGATTACGCGCCGGCTGAGGCGCTGACAGATTCGCACTACGCCTGCGTGGCCAACGGTGAGCTGATCTACCACGGCGACTGGCAAGATCGGCAGGTCCAGTACAGCGACGATTTGGCTTTCGTGCATTTGCCCGGCGAGCCGATCACTGGCGCGATGATCGTCGAAGCGTTGGTTACTGCCGTTATCGCGTACGGCATCGGCTTGGGAATCAACGCAATCTGGGGAGAGCCGGATGTCGATAACCCGTTCGAGAATGCCCAAAGCAAAACCTACAGCTTTGACGGCATCGAGAACACTGCCAGCTCGGGTCTGCCAATCCCGATTGTTTACGGGACACACGTCGTCGGCGGCAACATCGTCAGCGTCAACTTGGAAGGCAACAACCCGTATATCACGGGCGAAAACTTCGGCAACGCGCTCGATCTGGTGCTGGCTCTGTGTGAGGGCGAGATCGACGCCGTGCTCGAGACGCGGATCAACGGCAACGAGCTGTCAGCCTACGGAGCTCGGGTTACGGTCGAGCACAATCTGGGCGCAAACTACCAGAGCCCGCTAGGCGGCGGCGGTCAGTTCCAGCTCTACAGCGTCGGCCTCGAGCTCGTAAACAACCCCAACGGCGACCCGAACGACACCACAACGTGGCAGGGTGGCCCGATCCTGGACTACCAGACCAACCAGTCGGTCGATCGCGTGCGATTCAACGTGACGCACCCTCGTGGTCTGATTTACCTCAACCCGACGAACGGCAACAGCAACCCTGAAACGACGGCTTTCCGCGTGCGCTACCGGCTCGCCAGCGCCCCGACTGGCGTGTGGTCACCGTGGCAGAATCGCTTTGTCACGGGCAATCAGATCGCACCGTTCACGACCGTCGAGGAGCTGCAATTGCCGTCGCGTGACGTGTACGACGTGCAGATCCAAAACTGGAAGGCTTCACCCACGTCGTCAGCCTATCACCACGACCTGTTCCTGGACTCGATCACCGAGGTGATTGACTCGGATGCGCAGTACCCGAACGTCGCTCACACGCGGCTGCGCATCGAAGCTGACCGCAGCGCCAGCGGTTCGCTGCCGACGATCACGCAGACGATTCGAGGTCGTAAGATTCAGAAATGGGACGGTTTCGACGCCGACAATCCAACGTTCGTCGACGCCAGCCCCTACAACAACCCGGCGTGGTGTGCGCTCGATCTGCTGCTCAATGCGCGGTACGGCATGGGCCGCTGGTTCGATTACACCAACGTGGATCTGCAATCGTTCAAAGATTGGGCCGACTACTGCGACGAGCAGGTCGATGACGGCACTGGTAACCTTGAGGCCCGTTGCACGTTTGACGCAGTGATCGACGGCGACGGCAACGCTTGGAACACGCTGCTGCAAATTGCAGCGACGAGCCGGGCCATGTTCGTGATCGTGGGCGATACGATCCGCGTCAAAGTTGAGAAGGCGCGACAGCCTGTGCAGCTCTTCACGATGGCAAACATCAAGCGCGACTCGTGGCGCCAGACATGGGTATCGAACAAGCTGCGCACTACACGGGTCGAAGTTCGATACCTGAACAAAGACATGGATTACCTCGTCGATGTCGAGGGAGTCGACGATCAAGACGCGCTCGAGCTGGGGCTGCCGCAGCGCACCACGACAATTGACCGATTCGGGATCACGCGCCGCAGCCAGGCAGTGCGCGAGGCCCGGTTCGCCATGAACCTCCAAAAACTGACGCAGACGGTCGAGTTTGAGGCCGACCTTGACGCGGTGCTGTGCGAGGCCGGCGACCTGATCCGCGTGGCGCACGATCTGCCGCAGTGGGGCTACAGCGGCAAGATCCCGACCGGGGCCAAGTTCAACGT